GAAAGCGCAGTTCCTGCGTAAACAACCGTAATTTCACTTGTTGCTGTAAAAGTATTAGCTGCCGTTGATGCCGTAAAGCTTCCAGCAGTGCTTGGAGCAATATCAGTCAAACCAGTTACATCAACGCCATCAATTTGAATTTTGAAAGTCCCTGCGGTCGTTAATGATTTGGCTTTCTCGCCGATACCCGTTAGAGTTCCAGCAAAACCTGGGTGATAAGACAGAGTATAAGTGCCATCAACTACGACAGGAATAAAAATCGTGCTAAGTGCCATTGTGCTTACGTCGGCAAGAGCTGTTGCAGTTGAAGCATTTCCAGCAAGCTCTCCTGTGTTTATATCAAGAACTGTCTCATAATCGTTATTACGAATTGCACTAAAATTGTCCAAAAAAATACCGTCGTTAGCAAGTAATGAACTTCCAGTAAGGGTTAACTTAGTAATATCACCAATCCTAAGTTCTAGGTTATTAATACTAGCCGAGCCTGTTTTATTACTATCTATATAAACCGCACTGCTACTTGTGCCTACAAGTAATATGCCTGAATTATCAGGATCGGTGCTATTGAAAAAAATAATTTGAGATTGACCATAGCCTGCGCCAGGAATAACGCCAAGAGACGTGGCATTTTCGGCGGTAGTTTGAAATAATAAACGATTTGCTAAAGTTGCATTGCTGAAATCACCAAGGATTCTTTGAGCTGAACCGCCGAAAGTTAAATCTTCTGTAGGAATTGATAAGCCAGAAGTCCAATCGGCCACGACAGTTGTGCCGTCAGAAGCAACCAGAGTGCGCTCATCCCAATTAATAGATGCAATTTCCCCACTACCATTTAAAAGGTATTGAGAAGCGCTAACTGCAATAACACCTCCCGGAATAATAATACCACGCCAATTTTCGAGCCAAGAATAGCCGGTATCTCCATAGATATTTCCATCGGTTTTGAAGTGCGCAATGGTAACGCTATCGATCTGAATATTAATATCCGTTGCGGCCGGCCCATTAATATATGCAGCACTTCCAGTAGTATCTTGATTTAGAGTAGGAAATGTGCAGTCATTCAAATTTGCATTGATATTAGCCTGCGCGTTATCCGCGTTGTTTCTAAATTCAACAACCCCGGAATTATTTTTTATCTTCGGGCCAGTTTTACCTAAACCAAATATGCTGGAGGTAGTGCCTAATAAATCTTGCCAAACTGACATAATTGTTTTTATTTAATTTTTTAATATTCACCTCTATCTGAGTTTTTAAACCCAGATAGAGGTGGTAATTTTAAAGATACTAAGCTGGAGTAGCGTATTTAACGATAATTCTAGCTGCACCAGCAGACGCGCCGCCTGCTGAGTAAGTAGCAATTAAAGCTTCAACGCCTTGAGCTGTTAAGCCTGGAGAAACTTTAAAAGTAGTGGTGCCAGCGGCAGTTAGATCAACCTGAGTAGCGCCCATGTATTTGCTTGTTGTGCCAGTAACGCCGATGCTTAGCGATGGAGTGCCATTAAAAGGAGTATCAACAATTACAGCAACTTCGTCAACAATATCAGCAGCACCAGTTGAAAACATTGCAACAGGAGAAGCGCTGCCAAAAGCTAAAGAAGTAGTATCAAGCTTTAAGCAAAGAGCTGTATTAGCAGCAGAAATGAAGCTTAAAACTCCGTTTCCGTCAGTTGCCATTACTTGACCAGCAGTGCCGTCATCTACTGGAAGAGTTAGCTCAACATTTGCGGTCATGCCAGAAGAGGGGCGGGTAAGTTTATAATTCCAACTAGCGCCTGATTCTGTCGCGTCAGAATTAAGAACAATGGTATTACCACTGTTGTTAAGTTGGCTAGTTGTCAATTCTGCATCTGCGTTATCTGCGGGGTTTCTAACAGCAAGATTGCCTGAATTGTTTTTTATTTTGACACCAGCTTTTTCAATTTGAATTGAAGAATTACTGGTTCCGATTAAGTCTATAAATTGTCCTGACATAGTTTTTATTTTTTTAAGTTATTAAGATTTGTAAGTTATTACCAATAAACCCGATCCTTGAGTTGCGCCAGTTCCCGGGTTTATTGTTAATTCTATTTGAGTTATTGACCCGTAAGTATAATTCGGGTTAGACTCGTATGTTGCTGCAACGCTTGGATTTACTTGATTTTGCAATAGAAGGCGATCACTCTGGCCGACATCTCCGACTTCTAAAGAGGCACCAACTCCATCAAACGGAGTTAAGATCAAAATTTTTACTGATTCAATCAACTGACCGACCTGTGCAATTATTACATTTACAGGGCTAGCGTCGCCAAAAGAAAAAGATAAATTAGTTGAGGGTTTGTTAAGGATTTCTCCTAATCCGCTCACGGCGTTCCAATCTGGTTGCGCCTGAGTAACCACTGGATTAGCAGGGTCGGTATTATTGACGATATTGCCAGTAACTGAATCAATACCGCCTCCACCAGAACTTGAAGTTTGCCAAGATCCACTTTGGACATTCCAAACATAAATCTTGCTAGACGCTTGTATAATTGCCCACCATCCTTTATTACCATTCGGGATAGCTGTTGTCAAAGCAGACTCACTTACGAAATATCCTTTATAATTTTGCGGTAATAATGCTTGAGACATAAATTTTAACTTATTGGATTCAGATTAAATAAAAATCCTTTGGATTCTATATCGCCAGTTGATACGCCTGTTGCGATTAATTTTATTGCTATGTTCTGGGATAGGTCTTGAGCGCCTGAGGTATAGGCCGTCTTTGCTAAATTGTTATAAAATGCCTTTACAAAAATATCTTGAGTATCTGGGCTGGTTCTTGTGACTTCTATTTCAAAAATCCAAGCTCCACCATTAGCTGCGATGGCTGTCGTGTCAAATATTGTCTGCGATCCAAATTTTAATACTAATTGTTTATTATTAGTATTTGCTGCATAGATGCCGCTGATCTTATAAGATAGAACATCATTATTAGTATTCAATTGATTTTTCTCAAAAATATAATTGACGAGATCAGTTGCGGTAGAGCCACTGCTTTTGACGACATCTATTGAATTATCTAATATCCCGCCAAGAGCTAACTCATAATTGCACCGGCAATATTCCCAGAATGTGTAAAGGAAAGTATACCAACTTTCATCAGTTATCTCAAGGCTTGGCGATGGGATTGACACTCTAGGCATCTAAACTCCCCCCATTGTTTTTTGATAGAAAGCTCCAACAATTATGCGAGGGATTGGATCTGTAATTTTGAAGTAAAAGATAAAACTACGAGCTTGACCCAAATTCTCCCATTTGATTTGAGTTAAATACTCACCTTGTTTTCCTATATAAGTAGCGCGCGCTATTTTCCGTGTTTTGCCGCCATCGATAGAGTAACTCATCTCTATCAAAGGATCAGATCCTTGATCTGGCTCGGAAACGCCAACGCCATTTTCCATAACCAAGACTAATTGATTAACTGTAAATCTATTAAAGTTAAAAAATAAAGTAGAGGAAACTACTTCGGAAGTCATTGTGCGACCGCTTTCGGTATAAACCAACGGATCTAAATAATACAAAGTTCCTGCAACAATTCCCGGAACAATTATCTTATTATCAAAAGCGATAGCATCAGTTGCCCCCCAATAAGTTTGGGCTGTGCCACCGGCATTTAACGAGCCTCTATTATGCCATGAGTCAGTTGATACGTCATAAGTTATTGTCACCTCATCTTCTTGGGAAGTGAAATTTATAAATTCATGGCCTTCTTCAATATAAGAAAAGGCAATTATATTTTCTGGCTTGGTTAGTTTGCTAATAAAATTATCGATACCAAAAGTTGAGATTTTTTTAGCATTGTAGCTTTGCGTCATGAATATGCTTTTGTTATCAGCTATCCAAAACAATCCAGAGTTGCTAACAGTATAGGCATTCTTGCCGATAAGGCCTTGGGCTATAAATGTTTGATTAACAGGCCTAAAAGGCTGTGCGCTAACCCCAGAATCATACCAAATCTCTATAGATCTCTCGCCCATTAAAAATAACTGTCTTTGATAAGTTGCTACTGCCACGATGTTGTCAGATAGCGCTTCTGCGGTTGCGCGCGCTAAATCTGACCAAGCTGTAGTATCTCTTAAATCAGAAACATAAAATTCTCCTGTTTCAGCCTTAGGGACAATTGTATATCCGTCTAAACTTGCAGCGCCATTAACTATTGGGAATTGTTCGTCTGTAATTTGTCCAAAAGTATTGGAGGATTCAGTATAATAATATCCTATGCCGCTGCTGGTTATTATTGTGACCTGCAAGCCATTCTCCACCATCCTAACTCGCCCCGGAGAAGTTGCTAATGTTCCAATATTTGTTACATTCTTATTTGTATCTATTTTGTAAACTTCATTACCAAAAACGACATACAGATAATTATTCATTACTACGCTGCCGTAGTAGGGGTTGTTATTGCCCTCGATTCTTTTCCATAAAGTAGTGCCGGGAATATTATACAAAGAAGGGGCTTGGAAAGGCGAAGATTGGATAGTGTTCTCAGAATACATATTATAAAGCATCTGAGAAGACGCTATCCTACTTCTTGATGGGTAGCTTGTATTTGTTAAATATAGTGGTTCTAAACCAAGAGCAGCCATTAAGCAAATCCTCCTTGGTTCTGGTCAGAAGCAGGATATGAATAAACTGAGGTAATCTCGTCATCGTAAGACACAACTTCCGCTAAAGCATCTTGCGCTTCTAAAAGAAGAATCTTTGCTTGCTCGCCGTCAGCTACAGGATAAAAACCATATAAGGTTGTGGCTAGATTTAGATATAAAGCTCTCAACCATTCGACAGGAAAGTCAAAGGTATCAAGAGGGTTAGTCATGTCGTAGAATTGTTTCTGATAGGTAAAATTAACTATATACCCTGTGCTACTAGGAACGCCAAATAATCTGATAATGCCGTAATCAAGTTGTTTGTTATAGTAAAGTTTGTTAGTAATCCCAGCCAATCCCTTAATAGATAAAGCATCGTAAGTATCTCTGGAAATTATCTGCAAAGGGATTTGAGTTGTAGGATTCATCTGCACTTGAGCATTGATGATATTCTCAACTTTACCTAACTTAACAGCGTAAACATAAACAGCGTTACCACTTGAAGCATCCCCGGTTAAAGCATCCGCAATTGTTATTGTCGTGCCTGATGGCGCGCCAACTTCTCTAGTCCAGAAAATAGTATTATTGTTTAAAACCACTCCGACAAAATAGCTTGCAGCAAAACCTGTAGCAGCAGTTACGGAAATAGTAGTCGCACCAGTTAGCGCATCAGCGGATAGGGTGGTGGCGATATAAGCATTAGTAGCATTTGCAGTAGTGCCATCTAGCAGATATTCATTAGAGGCGGTATTTGGAAACAAATAGCCTCTTTCTGTTTTCCACAATCTAAAACCCTTTGCTAACCATGATTTTATCATGGTATTTAACAGCATTGAGCCTCGACTAATCTGATAATCGGTTAGTGTAGCCCCTTCGGAAATAACCCCGATACGAGCAAAAGCTAGTTCAATTACTTGGTTTTTGGTTAGTGTGAATGTGTTTGTTCCGCTAGTTGCCATAATTAAAAATTATTATCAATCCATCCGTTATTATACACTGCTGCAGATGTGCTCGTAAAATTGACGCTTGAAGTGTATCTCAAAATTCTGTCAGTTACGAGAATGTATGGTTGCAAGAAATTGCTAGGGGCTGAACTTCCACCTTGAGCTACTATCGTTTGCAAAAAATTGCCTCCATTAGTGCTATAATAATTGATAGAGGATTGAGTTGCCGCTCCACCGTTTGCCTGTATCAAAATGGCTAGAATAGGAGTCGCGTTTACTGGAATTTGTAAAGTGATTGTTTTTTCACCTGTCGTGAAAACAGCATCTGTGCTTTCAGAAATAGAGGTTTGGGGAGAATAGAAAAAATCATAACTGCCATCCCTTCTAAATGACCATTTTCCAGCTCTAATATTGGAGCTACCATTTGTCATTAAGGCGGCGATTTTTCTAAATTTAGTGTAGCCAGAAGGAAGAGTCGGGCTTGTTGAGCTTAGAGAAAATAAAGCATCGGCAGTCAAAGTCGCTGGATTATAAATTGCATAACAATAATAGGGCGTGTTTGCTGCTTTTGTGCCTGTGTCTAACCCTCCTTGGTTAGTTCCAGCAGCCCATGCAGCATCAAGTCTTTTTGTTAATGCGGAGGCGATAGCTTGACCTGAGCCATCTGAAAATTGGAATATACCTGCCGAGAAGTCTATATCGTTATTGGAATCAGAGGCGTTATTGGCGATAGTGATTTGACTAGGAAGATAGG